CAGAATATGTTTGAATCCATAACATTAGACCAAGAACAATTTCAAAATACTTCTGAGAGTTATAAAGTATTACAACAAATGGCTGACTCTGGTGGTGGTGGGTCCACTAACATGGCTTCATCATCTCTTTACAATGTTTACGCTAGTAGGTCCTATACAGCAAAAGTTACCTGTGTGGGAAATGTAACTATACAACCAACACAATACTTCCAATTAAGATACCTACCGATGTTTAACGGACCCTACTTAATTATAAATGTAGAACACAACATTTCACCTAATAATATAGAAACAAGTTTTGAAGGTGTAAGAGTACCAATACCTAAACTACCAAACATAACAGACTTGGTTCAGAGGGTTAATGAAAAACTTTATGCTGCTGCAGAGGCTAAATTAGAGGAAAAAATTGAAGATGTTTTTTATGATGATAATGACGCAACACCAAAACAATTACAATTAACACCAGAAGATAATGGTTATTTAGATTATGAAAATTCACCTTGGACCGAAGACTCAATAACTTTCGAATTACCAATACCAACAAATTTAGTCAACCAACAACAAATAACAAATGAAAAAACTAAACATTTAGGAATTGACCTAACCCCAATACCAAGTCAAACTACTGAGGTGGCTAGTGATGAAGGAATATCGATATTCCCAGTTATGGGTGGTGTGGTTATTGATAGAAGAGATAATTGTGACCCACAAGAAAAAAGTGGTGGGTGTGGAAAATATGGTAATTTTGTTATAACTAAAAAAGATATATTAGATTTCCCTAGTGAAGGTGAAACGGCTTACTACAAAGTAGTCTACGGTTTCTTGAGAAAAGACGGGGTTGTACCTATGGGTGAACCCATCTCTACCCCTGACGCTCTATCTATTGTTTTCCAACAAACTAAAATAGGTAAGTTAGGGAATAGTGGAATGTCTAAAGGACCTCATTTACATCTTGAAGTTAGGCGTGGTGTGGCAAATAGTAGTGGAAAAATAGTAGAACATTATTTAAACCCAGAACGTATCTTCCCAGAATATTATTCTTAGTGTTGACTGTTATTGGTTTACTAGATATTTATATAATGAGAAAAACCACAATACTATGATTAGAGACAACAAACTTTTAGAAAAATTAGGAAATTTTATTTGTAAAAAAACAGATAATATAGTTGAACACGGACAAAATGAAGATGGTAAAGAGGTGTGTGACTTAGATACTGGTATTTGTTATACTATTCGTTCTAGGGATGGTTTGATAGAAAGAGTTGATAACACAATAAGGGTAAATAGACGTGTAAATGTCGAATCACCTTCAGGACAAGTAAAACAATTGTTAAATGGCTAAAATGGATAAAAAAATACTGGACGAGTTAGTTAGATTTAACAATCTAAATCGTAATGCTAACAATTTAAATGAGGTAGCTGATGTAGCCAATTTGGGTATGGGTAGTCATATAGAAAGGTTAGCTAAGAAGTTTAATATAGATATGTCAGAACAGGAAGATGTTGAGTCTGGTGAAGAAGATTTGGACATACCATTAGACCCAGAAGCTGAAACAGATGAGGTTGGTGATGAGGAACTAGCTTTAGATGATGAAGAACTAGCTTTAGATGATGAGGAGTTAGATGTGGATGATACAGGGTTAGGGGAACCAGTAGATGATACAACAGAACTAGAGGTTACAGACTTAGTTAAAAAAGATGAAGAAATAAGTGATTCACTAGAAGCCCAAAAAGACATACTCGCCAAAAACACAGAAGGTTTAGATGATTTAATGAGTAAGTTAAATGACCTAGAACAACACCTTAGTTCTATGGATACTATGGTAGATAAAATTTCCGACTTAGAAAACAAAATAGAAACCTTAAGACCAAAAACACAACAAGAAAAAATGGACTTAAGAAAATACGATAGCGGTCCATTTAATAATACATTAACTGATTTTTTTGTTGATAAACAAGAAGTTTTTGACAAAACAGGAAAAAAAGAATATATTTTAACTCCAGAAGAAGTTGAAAATTACAACGAAACGGAAATTAAAAAAAGTTTCCGAGAAGATTAAAAATCCTTTTACATTATTGTTTGACTATTAATTAATATGTTAGTATATTTAACAAAGAAGTTATATTATTAACATATTAAAAATAAAAAATTTATGAGTAGTTTAGACGCTGTACTAGCCCAGTACGAAAAAAACAAACAACCATCAGGTTCAGGAAAACCAATGATGTCACAAGAAGATAGACTTAAACAATACCTTTCTATCATGTTACCTAAAGGAACAAAATCAGGAGAAAAAACAATCAGGATATTACCTACACAAGATGGTACATCACCATTTAAAGAAGTGTATTTTCATAACATACAAGTCCAAGGTAGATGGACAAAATTATACGACCCAGGAAAAAATGAAGAAGGTAAACCTTCTGGAGATAGAAGCCCATTAAATGAGGTGGAAGAAGCTCTAAGACTTGCTGGTGACGTACAATCAAAAGAATTAGCACGTTCTTATCGTTCACAAAAATTTTACATAGTAAAAGTTATTGATAGAGACAATGAAGAAGATGGTGTTAAATTTTGGAGATTTAAACATAATTGGAAAGGTGATGGACCTATTGACAAAATAATCCCTATCTGGCAAAAGAAAGGTGATGTGACAGATATTAACGAAGGTAGAGACCTAACATTAATGTTACAAGCGGTACCATTACCTGGAGGTAGAGGTGAATATACTACAGTATCGACTGTTATGTATGAAGACCCAGCACAACTTTCAGAACAAGTACAAAAAGCAAAAGATTGGTCTGAAGACGAAAGAACCTGGAGAGATGTCTATTCACAAAAACCGGTAGAGTATCTTGAAGCTATCGCTAAAGGGCTAGACCCAATATGGGATTCAGAACTTAAAAAGTATGTTTACGATGACCCTAACGCAGTAAAGAATGCTACAGACACAACAGTTCTAGGTAGTAACGACCCACAAGCAAACCAAAAAGTAGACGAAGACTTACCGTTTTAATCAAGTAATATGGCATTAAAAAAAAGAACATTTTCAGACTTGAAAAATAAATTTTCAAAGAAAGCTAACTTTAAACCAGAAAGATTTTTTGATTTAGGGGGAGCTTTCCTTGATGCTACTGGTTTACCAGGTCCAGCTATGGGTCATTTACAAATGTTCCTAGGTCATTCAGATACAGGAAAAACTACAGCTTTGATAAAGGCAGCTGTTGACGCTCAAAATAAGGGTATATTACCAGTATTGATTATTACAGAACAAAAATGGGGGTTTGAACACGCTAAACTTTTAGGTTTTGATTGTGAAGAAGTTGTAGATGAAACTACTGGTGAAATAGACTGGGACGGATTCTTCCTATTTAACAACGACTTTCAATATATAGAACAGATTACTGACTACGTAAACGAATTGTTAGACGCTCAAGATAAAGGTGAGTTAGAGTACGATTTATTATTTTTATGGGATTCTGTTGGTTCAGTACCTTGTAAAATGACATTTGATGGTAAGGGTGGTAAAATGCATAACGCAGCTACCTTAGCCGATAAGATTGGTATGGGTCTTAACCAAAGAATAGGTAAATCAAGAAGACAAGACTCTAAATACACAAATACGTTAGTTGTCGTAAACCAACCATGGGTGGAGTTACCGGACAACCCATTTGGTCAACCAAAAATTAAAGCTAAGGGTGGTGAATCACTATGGTTAAACTCTACATTAGTTTTTAGGTTTGGTAATCAAAAAAACGCTGGAACTACAAATATTTCAGCGGTTAAAGAAAAAAGAAAAGTAAAATTTGCTACTAGAACTAAAATAACCATCATGAAAAACCATGTTAATGGTTTAGGTTATGAAGATGGAAAAATATTAATAACACCACACGGATTTGTATCAGGTAGAGAACCTATAGAAGAAAAAAAATCAATAGAAAATTATAAACAAGAACACGCTACCTTTTGGTCTGAACAATTAGGTACTGGTGGCGATTTCGATTTAAAAATAGAAAAAGAAAATGACTAAATTAAAAACAGGAGACAAAGTAAAAGTACATTACGTAGGTACACTTAAAGAAGGGCAAGTATTTGACAGCTCTAGAGATAAAAACCAACCAATAGAATTCTCAATAGACGATGGTAAGTTACTTAAAGGATTTAATGACGCGGTTAAAGACTTAGATGTTGGAGGTAAAAAAACAATTTCAATAACTTCAGAAGAGGCATATGGTAAATACGTTGATGAAGCTGTTATTACAGTCCCTAAATCAGAATTCCCAGAGGGGATGAAATATGAATTGAACGGATTCATTCAAGGACAAGACGATAAAGGAAGACCAGTACAAGGACAAGTAGTTAAAATAGAAGAAGAGAGTGTAAACCTTGATATGAACCATCCTTTAGCCGGTGAAGATTTAAAATTTGAAATAGAGTTAGTAGAAGTAGTAAATTAAAAAAAATGTTTAATATTTTATATATGTGCTTTGATAAGAACTTTATTAGTTGACGGAAACTCTTTACTAAATACCGGCTTTCACGGAATTAAAAATATGTATCATGGTGATAACCACATAGGTGGGCTATACCATTTTCTAAACGCTTTAAGAAAACATTTAGACCATTATCTAATAACCAAAGTAGTTGTGTTTTGGGATGGTAAAAATAACATACATCCTAGAACAAAACTATACCCAGAATACAAACAAAATAGAAGGAAAAAAATAAAACCTTTAGGTGATGTAGAATCGTACTCACGTCAAAAACTAAGAACACAACAATACCTAGAAGAATTGTATGTTAGGCAAGCTTCATTTGATTTATGTGAAGCCGATGACTGTATTGGTCATTATTGTAAAAAATCACAAAATGAAGAAATAATAATCCTAACTTCAGACAGAGACCTACTACAATTAATATCAAAAAAAGTTTCAACACACATAATATCTTTAAATAAAATATTTAAATTTGGTGATAAGGTACCTTTAAACGGTGTTTATGTACCATCTACAAATGTTAGGGTTATTAAAACAATATGTGGTGATTCTTCAGATAACATATTTGGTATAAAAATGGTTGGAGTTAAGTCTCTGGTAAAAATAAAGCCAGAGATACTAGAAAGAGAGGTGTCGTTAAAAGAAATAATAACCACAATAAAAACCAAAGAAAACCCAACAAACAAAGAAAAGAACATACTAGAAGAAATTACACAAAAAGAAATAAAACAAAAAAATAAAGTTGGTGTTCTAGAAACCAACTACCATATAATCGGTGTTGGAGAACAATTTTTAACAGAAAAAGCCTTAACTGGTATAAATGAATTAGTGAAAGAAGCTATAGACCCAGAAGGTAGACATTGGAAAAATGCTTTGGACTTGATGATGTCAGATGGAATTCTTAATATTTTACCTAAGTATGATGATTCTTGGGTTGATTTCGTAAAACCATTTTTAAGGTTATCTAGGATAGAGAAAGACTTTTATAAAAAAAAACAAAACAAAAAATAAAATAAGATGAAAAATAAAAATTATGGCAATGTACAAAAATGTGAGTTTTTGTTGAAATTAAGTGACAATATAGTATGCCAAAGATATTTCACAGTTAGAGACTTTAATAAAACAGCCTCCCAATCAATTGACCTACACAACCTAGTGTCTGAAATTATGGAAGAATTAAAAGAAGATTTAAAATATAGAACTTTAATATTGTTAGATAGTTCATTTAATGACAAAAATATAAAATACGTTAATTTTGATAATTGTATGGATTATTTTACCATAATTATTAAATGTGGGACCAAAGAATGTTACACTAGAGTTATCTGTGCAGACATATACCCACCAAAGGTTAGGTTTAGTGTTGACGTTAGACCAAAAATATCCAGAATATTAAGAGATTTGACAGATGTTTTGTCACAACAAAAAGTTACATGTAACTACCAAGATTACGCACTTAATGTGTAGTAGTATAGTATTTATTCTAAAAGGAAATAATCAATGAGCGACAATAAAAATTTTGGATACCTAGGACACAGCTTCCAACTAAAACTAATAAATTTAATAATAACAGACAAAAGTTTCTTTACGTCCATAATAGACGTAATAGTACCAAAATATTTTGATAACCAATACTTTAAATTAATAATGCAATTGGTAAAAGAATACTACCAAAATTATCAAACAGCACCATCATTTGACGCCTTAGACCAACTAACCAGAATTGAAATATCTTCAGAAATGGCAAAAAAATACGTTTTTGATATGTTAAAAGAAATTAAAGACGCTTCATTTGAAGACCATTTATTTATTAAAGAAAAAGCTATTAAGTTTTGTAAACAACAAGAGTTAAAAAAAGCTATACGTAAAGTTGAAAATATAATGGAAAAAGGTGATTTTGAAAGTTATGATATGTGTGAAGAGTATATTAGAGACGCTATTAGTGTTGGTGAATTAAATAATGAAGACTTTGAAATATTTAGTGAGTTAGAAGCCCTGTTAGAGGAAGACTATAGACACCCATTAGCTACTGGTATATCTTCTCCTCCC